TTAGCAGCAACCTCAAGTAATTCTTATGGTTACTTTGGTGGTGGAGAAACTCCTATTCGCATAAGCACCATCACTCGTCTTGATTTCTCTAATGAAACCATCAGTGATCCTGGCAATAACTTACCTTCAGCAAGAGATAGTTTAGCAGCAACCTCAAGTAGTTTTTATGGATACTTTGTGGGAGGAGAACTTCCACCATCTAATAATATAAGCACCATCAGTCGTCTTGATTTCTCTAATGAAACCGTCAGTGATCCCGGTAAGAACTTACCTCAAGCACTACAACAATTAGCAGCAACCTCAAGTAGTTCTTTCGGGTACTTTGGTGGTGGATTAGATGGCGGTGGTTCTGCATTTGGACAATGCATTGGTTTTGATTTTTCTAATGAAACATCAAGATTGATTAACCTTTCTGTTGGCACATGGGGTCTAGCAGCAACCTCAGGAGGTGCATCAGTTCTCAGAGGCAATAATACTTATGGTTACTTTGGTGGTGGTGGATTACTTCCTGGTCTTACATCGACCATCAGCCGTCTTGATTTCTCTAATGAAACCGTCAGTAATCCCGGTAAGAACTTACCTACAGCAAGAGAATTATTAGCAGCAACCTCAAGTAGTTCTTATGGTTACTTTGGTGGTGGTGAGGATCCTGTAGAGACGCAACTTTGTACCATCACTCGTCTTGATTTTTCGAATGAAACTGTCAGTAATCCCGGTAAGAACTTATCTTCAGGAAGAAATTCATTAGCAGCAACCTCAAGTAGTTCTTATGGTTACTTTGGTGGTGGCAATGAAAATGCTCCTACAGATATATGCACCATCAGTCGTCTTGATTTCTCTACTGAAACCGTCAGTAATCCAGGAAAGAATTTACCTACAGCAAGACAAGATTTAGCAGCAATCTCAAGTAATTCTTATGGTTATTTTGGTGGAGGTTCTTCTCCTTCTCCTCTTATTATAAGTACCATAACTCGTCTTGATTTCTCTAATGAAACCGTCAGTGATCTCGGTAATAACTTACCTGGATTAAGATTTAGTTTAGCAGCAACCTCAAGTAGTTCTTTCGGGTACTTTGGTGGAGGTGCTGCTGTATGCCTTATCACTCGTCTTGATTTCTCTAATGAAACCGTCAGTAATCCCGGTAAGAACTTACCTTCATCAAGAAATGGATTAACAGCAACCTCAAGTAATTTTTATGGATATTTTGGTGGTGGTAATAGTCCTCCTGTTATAAGCACCATCAGTCGTCTTGATTTTTCCACAGAAACAGTTGGTAATACAGGAAAGAATTTACCTGTAGCAAGACAATACTTAGCAGCAGTCTCAAACTCAAACTAATAATGAATAAATACAATCATATGGAGTTCTGATAAGAGAACTCAAAGTTATTCTATCTTCGGATTATAAATGGCCATATTCTCACTTCAAGAAGTTAAGATAGAACAAGTTAAAAACGTAGCAAATGGTAACTTTGCTTCTTGGCCTGAACTTATAAATTTTGGTTACTTTGGTGGTGGTAATAATCCTAATGTAAGCACCATCAGTCGTCTTGACTTCTCCAATGAAACCGCCAGTGATCCCGGTAAGAACTTCCCTACAGTAAGAAACAGATTTGCAGCAACCTCAAGTAGTTCTTATGGTTACTTTGGTGGTGGTAATCCACTAAGCACCATCACTCGTCTTGATTTCTCCAATGAAACCGTCAGTGATCCCGGTAAGAACTTACCTACAGCAACGTTTGATTTAGCAGCAATCTCAAGTAGTTATTATGGTTATTTTGGTGGTGGTTTGGGGGAGTCATCTATATTCCGTCTTGATTTCTCTACTGAAACCTGTAGTGATCCCGGTAGTAACTTACCTTCACAAACAGATTTATTAGCAGCAACCTCAACTAGTTCTTATGGTTACTTTGGTGGTGGTGGCGGTGGTGCTGCTTCTGTAAGCATCATTAGTCGTCTTGATTTCTCGAATGAAACTGTCAGTAATCCCGGTAAGAACTTACCTTCAGCAAGAGAAAGTTTAGCAGCAACCTCAAGTGGTTCTTATGGTTACTTTGCTGGTGGTAATATTCCTCCTTTTCCCGGTAGGATAAACACCATCAGTCGTCTTGATTTCTCCAATGAAACCGTCAGTGATCCCGGTAAGAACTTATCTTCAGCAAGACAAGATTTAGCAGCAACCTCAAGTAATTTGAGTGGTTATTTTGGTGGTGGTGATGATGGTTCTAAAAATTCTCCACTCTGCACCATCACTCGTCTTGATTTCTCCAATGAAACCGTCAGTGATCCCGGTAAGAACTTAACTATTAGTAGACAACAATTTGCAGCACTCTCAGGAAGAGTATCAGGTAGCAGAGATACAATCAACAAGACTTATGGTTACTTTGGTGGTGGTCAAAGTTCTGGTGGGGTTAATCGGTCCACCATCAGTCGTATTGATTTCTCTAATGAAACCGTCAGTGATCCCGGTAATAACTTACCTATAGAAAGAAGAGAATTAACAGTAACATCAAGTAATTATTATGGTTACTTTGGTGGAGGTCAGGACACAACCGCAAAAGAAGTTAATACCATCAGCCGTATTGATTTCTCTAATGAAACCGTCAGTGATCCCGGTAAGAACTTACCTGGGGAAAGAAAACAATTAGCAGCAACCTCAAGTAGTTCTTATGGTTACTTTGGTGGTGGTTTTATTGCTCCTAGTAATGACACAGCCCTCATTAGTCGTCTTGATTTCTCTAATGAAACCGTCAGTAATCCAGGAAAGAATTTACCTACAGCAAGACAAGATTTAGCAGCAACCTCAAGTAGTTCTTATGGTTACTTTGGTGGTGGTGGTACTCCTGGTCCTAATACATCCATCATTACTCGTCTTGATTTCTCTAACGACACCAATAGTAATCTCAGTAAGAACTTACCTTCAGCAAGAGTTAGTTTAGCAGCAATCTCAAATAGTTCTTTCGGGTACTTTGGTGGAGGATCTGGTATAAGCACCATCAGTCGTCTTGATTTTTCTAATGAAACCGTTAGTGATCCCGGTAAGAACTTACCTACAGCAAGAGACAGATTAGCAGCAACCTCAAGTAGTTCTTATGGTTATTTTGGTGGTGGTGATGAGAGCAACGTTTCTGTAAACACCATCACTCGTCTTGATTTCTCTAATGAAACCGTCAGTAATCCCGGTAAGAATTTACCTATAGATAGAGCTAGATTAGCAGCACTCTCAAACTCAAACTAAATAAGACAACTACATTATCTCTATATGAATGAAAGACTTGCAAATATTTTAATTCAACCAAATGTCATATCAAAGCAAGGACTTAAGTTTCTTACAGATTATGCTTTGAGTGCTCCTGCAGAACAGATGGGAGTATTTGATCCAGATAGGGCAAATCGAACTGGAGAAGACCATCCAGGAAAGATTGATTTATCTACTAGAAATGTAAAGTGTGCGGATATATTACCAATCGTCTCAGAAATCAAAGAACTTTACGATAACATCGTTCATCAAGTTATTAATCCTTTTTATGATTTCAAAATCAGAGACAGTGAGATGCCTCAACTTCTTGTTTATGAACCAGGAGGACACTATAAGGCTCACTTTGATGCAGTAGCAAAATGGAAGTGTCCTGATGGAAATATTATCTGGAAGAAATCAATAGATCGTGATATTTCTACAGTTCTTTTTCTGAATGATGAGTTTGAAGGTGGAGACTTTGTATTTCCAGAACTCAAAATTCGTGTCCGTCCAGAACCAGGACTTCTAATTGCTTTTCCATCTTCACAACATTATCTTCATAAAGTTGAACCAGTCATTTCAGGAACAAGAATTGCAATGGTTAATTGGATGACAGTTCAAGGATTTAAAACGAAAGCAGAGCAAGACAAAGAGTTATCTGATAAATATGGTATAAAGGTAGTCTAAAGAAAGATGTCTCAACTTCTCAAGCATTATTTTATCAATCGTGAAAATGGTGAATGGGCAACTGATACTCGTTTTGGTTTAATGGGCCCAAATATCAAAGGACTTGAAATACAGTATAATCTATTCACTCAAAATGAAATTCCTTATTGTTTATCTACTGTTCCTGATGATACTGAGATTGTAGAAACTGAAGGTGAAGGACTACAAATTTTCACACAACAACAGTGGGATGATGAAATTGTTGCTTATGATGCAAGACAAGAACAAAAAAGATATAATGTTCTAAGGCCAATCAGAGATGAAATCTTATTTGTAACTGACTGGATCGTAATTAAAGCAAAAGAACAGGGAACAAATTTAACTGCAGAGTTTAAAACTTGGAGACAAGCACTTAGAGATCTTCCCGATCAATCTCCATTCCCAACAGGATTTCCAACACTACCTTCAAATGTGCAAAATGATCCAAAAGTATTAGCACTCTATGCTCGATGGAGTGAAGTTTTGTCCATTCCTATGATCAACGATCCTCTTTCTTTGCCCTAATTCCTGATACTTCATCAAGAAACTCCTTAGGTCCATAATTATATTTTCCACCACTGACTTCAACTTGAATTGGAATATCAGTCGTATAGTGATGTAAAAATAACCAATTGAGAACCTCTGCATCTATCTTTTTACCCATCTCTTTAATTTCAAGATAGTCTCCACCCTTCCAATCTCTTTTGGTTATAATTGCACCACAGAGATTTGGTTTCATCCATTCTGGAAGTTCATAATTATTCAACCATTCACAAGAATAAATTTTACAGGGTTTTTCTGGACGATCTTCATAAATTGTGCATCCTTTTTCGCCTTTAAAATGGCAAGGTCTTCCTGCTTGAAAATAATGTCCGTGAGAGGTTCCGTGTAACCAACCTTCACAACAGGCAGTACATCCATCACATTCCCTTTTATACATCATATTAATTATTTTCCTTAGTCAATATTCTAAAACATTTTTCATTTTTGTCAAATGCATAGTCAGCATATTTGCCATTCTTTCTTACGAAGTGTAGAAACAATTGCATAAAGCGATCATTCTCGTGAGTTCTTAAAGGACTTCTCCAGTGCTCTACTTCTGTTCCCAAATATGCAACTCCGTGTCCCACTGGAGTGACTACTGCTTGATTTTTTCCAGTCTTATCTTTTAATTTAATTGGCCAGGGAGTATCTCCACAAATATTCATCGTAACTGAGACTTCACAAGATGGACGATCAGTATGACAGTTCATCCATCCACCTTTATGATAAGTTGTAGAGAACCAATAAGATGGAATGAGTTCTTCACCAAGTAAATGCTCAAGACTGGGTTGAATTCTTTTCATTACAAAAGCACAAGAAGGTGGAGCATAACAAGTCAATACTCTACCTCTCTCTGGATCCCAGTGTCCTTCAAGAGAACCCAAATCATTCATCGCACCGCAGAGGTTTTGATATTTGATTGATATTGCTTCTTCTGGTGTGATAATTTCAGGAAGATAGTACCATCCTTTTTTTACAAACTCACTCATAAGTGATAAAATAAATCTATTATATAGTATCTATACTAATAATGCAACTTGAGATACGGATAAATAACTAAAAGTAGTGTGTTGCGGAAATGGCAGTTCCAGCAGTTAATATTGTTATTGAACAAGGTACTGACTATCAAGAAGTTTTTACCGTAAATAATCCAGATGGAAGTCCTTTAGATTTAACTGGACATACTGGAGTAGCGAAAATCCGTAAGTTTCCTGAGTCAACCTCATC